AGCATTACAAGGAAATGGACAAGCAACCACCCGACTTCAAGTCAGTGGAAAATGCTCATATCCTTGTGCAAGCTGCAAAAATTGTCCCGATGCACTTGCGGAAAGAGCTTTGGGACGAATGGATTTCGATTTTCGATCCAAAACTTTATAGAATTTTGATGGAGGTAAAAAGATGGAAAGTTTAAACGAAATTCTGTCTCGCCTGGAAGAACTGGAAAAAGGTAATCTGGTCGAGAATTTAGATGAATACAAGCAACTGATTCAAAAAGCGCAAAGTCTCAAAGAGCAACAAGAACTGCAATCCACCGTTAAAGAGCTAAAAAGCTGGGCAGAAAAACCAAAGGTAACCTGGACGGAAACGGTTGTACCAGATGTTGCAGTGGACGAAAAATCCTGGATCGAAGTTGGACAGGTAAAATATCGCATCCCTGTCGGGACGCTGCAAAAGGGTTACGACAAAGTTTTCGAAGCTTACATGGTCAAAGGTCTCGATTACATGACCCCATCAGATCGCAAACAATTACAAGAAGGTTTAGATCCTGCTGGAGGTTTTTTGGTACCACCCGACACGATGGGTGCCCTGCTCAAGAAAATCGCTGCCATGTCCACGATCCGTCAATTCTGTCGGGTAATTACGACCAGCAGAGATTCTGTTCCATTCCCTGTGTTGAATTACACTGCGGACGATATATACACTTCTACCGTAAGACTCACATGGACAGGAGAGCTTCCTGCGACTTCTACAGATCATAGAGTTGCTGGTCTTACGAGCATGTTTGGTCTGAAGAAAATTGACGTGCATACGGCTATGGCGAGCGCTCCAGTTTCCAACGACCTTTTGGAGGACTCTGCTGTGGATGTGGCTGGGCTACTTACCAGTCTGTTCGGAGAGGCGTTTGCTCTCGGAGAAGACGAAGCTTTCGTCAATGGGACAGGTATTCGACAGCCCAGAGGAATTTTGCAGGAAGCTGGTGCGGACATTGCTGCTGTACCATCTGGTAGTGCTAACTCTCTCACCGCAGATGGGCTAATTGATCTGTATTACGCTCTCCCAGCACAGTATCGTCGCAATGCTCGCTGGGTTATGAACTCGCCAACGCAGAAGGTCATCGAAAAGCTAAAAGACTCTTCCAACCGATACATCGTTTCTAGTTTGATGTCAGCCTCTCTGCAGACGGGAGAGTTCGACAACCTTAAAGGCAAACCGATTGTGCTGGATGAGTTTATGCCAGATTGCGCTGCAAACGCTTATCCGATTCTATTTGGCGACTTTACAGGTTACGTAATTGCGGATCGAACTGGATTGTCCATCCAGAGGTTGTCTGAGGTTTACGCCGAACTCAACACCACTTTGTTTTTGGCACGCAAGAGAGTGGGTGGAATGACTCTGGAGCCCTGGCGATTCCGCGTTCAGAAGTGCGCTACTTCATAATAGGAGGTGAGCTGTGTTAGGACAATATAAGGTTATTCCTTTGGCAAACGCCAAAGCGTTGTCTGGGGCAGGTTCCACCAATGGGACTGCCGTAAATCTAAAAACAGAAAAAGTATCCACTCGACGGAAGTCCAAAATGGTCGTTTCCGTAGGTGAACTTGGAGGTACCAATCCCACGGTTACGGTTAAGCTGCAGGGCAGTGTGAATGGCACTTCCAACTGGACGGATATTTCTGGCGCTACAACAACTGCGATCTCTGCTGCAGGATCTGTGGAGGTTAACGTAGATTTGCCTTATCCGTTCGTGCGGAGCGTAATCACTTTGGCTGGAACCTCTCCTACTGCCTCGGTTTACGCAGGACTTCTGGCAGGGTTGATCTCTGTATGAGCTTGATAACTTTAGCAGAGCTGAAAACTTATCTTGGGATTGTGTCGTCTTCGGACGACACAATCCTGCAAAATTGCATCAACGCTGCCAAAGCTATAATCGAGAATTACACTTCTAGATATTTTGAGTCTAGAACGGAAACCCGTTATTTTGCTTGGGAGCGAGGAGACACTATCCTGCTAGACCAGGATCTTTTGCAATTGAGTTCTTTGGTTTTGGATTCTGTTACCATCCCTCCAGCAGACATCGTCCTTCTTCCGAAAAATTCGGAAGCCAAAACCAAAATCAAATTGAAAAATTTCTACTATCCTTCCGATCAGGATTTAGCTTTTTGGGAAGTGTCTGGGAGCTGGGGTTTTTCGGCTCAAGTCCCAGCAGACATAAAAATGGCTTGCACAAGGTTGGCTGCTTTTTTGTATCGGCAAAAGGACTCGCAGGTTTTCGACGTAACAGCCATGCCTGAAGTTGGTCAGATCGTCATTCCGCAGGGAATTCCGAAGGACGTCATTATCCAAATTAAGCCATACAGAAGGTACTTGGTATGAGTTTTAGCTTGTCTTCTGTTCGAACAGGTATAAAAAATGCTATTGTAGCCAAGTCTTTTACCTGTTTGGACGATTTGCCTGCCAATGTAAATACTGCTAACCTTCCGCTAGCTTGGTTTGGACTGGAGAGATTGAGTGCTTCTTGGAGGGGTCTTTCCGTTATGTGGACTTCGGTGTGGTTTATCGACGTTATTGCGACTCCAGTGGCACAAAAGATCCGTCCAGAGCAAAGAGCGATTTTAGAGTCCGCTATCCAAACGGTTATGGAAGGTTTAATAGAGGATCCAACCCTTGGAGGGAGCGCAGACCATATAGAAACTTGTTCCAGCGGTGGGATGCAAACTATCCAGGTAGCAGACGTTATGTACTTGGGTTCGAGGATAACTCTGGAGGTAATCAACAAATGAAAAAGTTGCGTTATATCGGAAAAGGTTATTTGCTTGGGGTTCCAGCGAGGGATTTGGATGCAGAAGACATTTTAGAATTGGAAACAAAGGGTTGGTCTCCAGAGGAGCTTATCCGAACAGGACTTTATGCTCCAATGGAACCTTCGGAAAAGAAAATTATTACTCCGCAAGAAACCAAAAAATCTGGAGGTGAATAATGGCAGTTTATGGGTTGCGTCGATTGCAAATTGGAAAAGAAACCACATGGGGAACGGCAGTTACACCGACCCAGGAGTTGCGTGGAATTAATGACTTAAGTTTCGAATTCGACCCTGCTTTGGAAATCAAGGGTGAGGTGGGTCACTTTACACCCAGCATCGTTAAGGAGCGCATTCCAGAGATCAGCGCATCCATGGAGATGGACGTTTCCTACCAACACGTCCTTTACCCTCTTGCGATGGTTTTCGGAGAGCCAACTCCTACGGGTTCGGGTCCTTATACATGGACGTTCAACGCTCCGTATTCTGCTCCGTCGAATCCAAAATCTTTTACGGCTTATTATGGATTCGCTGGGGCTGGTATTTACCAAGCTGCAGGTTTGCTGGCGAACAGTTTAACCATCTCTGGCAATGCGGGAGAAGACGTCACACTGTCTTTGGAGTGTCTCGCGAGAACTTTGACAACGCAATCGAGTTTTGAAACAATTTCCTTGGAAGACGTGCAATACGTTTCAGTAAAGCACGGTTCTTTCTATTTGGATTCCTTCACAGGAACCATCAAAACTACCCCTGTGACAGGGACGCTTATCGAATTCGAGCTGTCTATGGATTTGGCTCGACATCTGAAGAAATTTATTTCTTCCAATGCTCAGCCAGAAGCGTTCGGAGAAGCTGCGTGGGATATCAGTCTTCGGATGATTTACGAGTGGAACAGCAGTTCGAAAAGTCTTTTAGACGATCTAACTGCGGGACTTACCCGAAGACTTATCTGTGTAAGCTTTGGAACAGGGACGGGTGCGGGAGAACGTTTATTCGAAATCCAAATGCCAGGCATTTTAGCAGAGCCCGTTACACTTTTTTCCGAAAGAGATGGAAATGCCACGGTAGAAATGACCTGGAAAGCCATATATCAATCGACTTTAGCGACTCAGCTTAAGATTATCGTCAAAAACGAAAAGAACAGTCTATGAGTATGGAAACGGAACAACGAGAGCTAAAAATTTTCGTTTTGCCAGATTTTAACAAGAGACCAGGGACGTTCAAACTGCGTCAAAGGTTTGTCCGTTTGTCCGCAAAACTGCTGGAGTTGGAAGAGCTTAGCAAAAAAGACGACTCCCAAGCCAAGCAGGAAATGGCAAAAGCGTTTTTAGAATACGACGCTTTGCTGGAGCATGTTTTGCGGACAGCTTGCCAAGTGGAAAACGGTACAATCGAAGAGGCTTTGGAGAATCTATCCGCGGAAGAAGCGGATACCCTATTCCAGCAAGTTTTTGGTGTTGGAGGGAATACACGTTTTTTCGAGAACGCTCAGAATGGGACTACGTCAGAAGCGTCCTCATAATGGCGCAGGAATGGGGCATTCCACCCTGGGAAGTGGAAGAAAACCTTTCTCTGTATTGGTTCGAGGCTTATTTAGAATTGTCCAGAGAAAGAGACAAAGAGCTGAAAAAGTTGAGCCGTAAAAATCGAACATGAGTCCAGAAGTAAAAATTAGAATCCTTGCCCAAGATGTTGCTTCTCCGTCTATCCAGAGAGTTGCGGGATCCTTGCGTTCTTTAAAATCGGAAGGACACTCCGCAGGACAGGCATTTGGGTTTCTGCAACAAGCTGTTTCTACTGCAATGGGTTTTATTAGCGCAAATATTGTGCAGAACGGGGTTTTTGCTTTACAACAATTAAGCAGAGAGGCTTTTAATTCTATTTCCAACTTCGAGCGTCTCAGCATCATGTTGGAGGGCATGGTAGCCAGAGATATAAAACGGGCTTCGAATGGGGCTCTGAGTTATCAGGAAGCCTTGCAACAAGCAGGAGGCGCTACCAAAGATCTGATACAATGGATAGAAGACTTGGCAATACGCTCTCCGTATGCTACTTCTGAAGTTATTTCCAGTTTTGCGCAAATGGCTCGTCTTGGTCTTCCGATCGAGGAAACTAAGGCAATGACGCAAGCTTTGCTGGACATGGGAGCAGGCTCAGGTTTGGCTTCTGCTGAGCTGGGTAGAGCGGCTTATGCTTTAGGACAGATTTCTGGTGCCGATAAACTTTTGCTGCAGGACTTGCGCCAACTTACGAATGCAGGTATCGATGTTAAAGCTGTTCTGGAGCGGATGGGAGAAAGTTTTGAGAGCTTAGAAAAAAAAGGAGAGGATGGAGAAGTTTCAACGAAAGCGTTTTTGGAAGCCTTTAAACAAGTTGCCTCTGAAGATTACGCTGGTAATCTGGATGCCATGGCACAGTCCTGGACAGGGTTGGCAGGTGCTCTGCAGGACGTGAAGGAAATTGGTCTTAGAAGATTATTCCAAGGAGTTTTTGAAGTTTTGAAACCCCTGGTCTCTCAGTTTACAGACTGGGTTTTGGGACCTGGGTTGGCACGTTTGGAATCCATTGGAGAAAGCATTGGAGTTTTAGCGGAAAAACTCATAAAAGTCGGAACAGCATTTTTCACTGCGGGACCTTTGTCGTTGGAATTTGCGGAGTCTCTGGGGGTTTTCGGTGGAAATGTCAGAGAGACCTATGAAAAAGTGATTATGCCAACTGCGGAAAGGATAGTCGAAAAATCCAAAACTTGGGGTGAGAAAATTCGCAATGCCTGGACTAATCTGGTTGGAGAGGGGTTTTTCAGCGAGAAGTTTCGACAGTCTTTATACGACATAGACCCTTTGGTCGGTCGTGTTTATGATACTTTATCCTCTAAGCTGAAACCTGTTGTAGAGTGGATAATCCAAAACAAAGGTCCTTTGTTGGAAACGGCAAAAGCTATTCTAGCGGTTTTGACTGCGATAAAAGTGTTTGGAATCGTGTCTGGAATTCTGTCTGGACTTGCGGCTTTGTTGTCTTTATTGTTTTCTCCGATTGGTTTGCTTATTTTGCTGGTTGGATTGTTGGCTTTGGCTTGGAACACTAATTTTGCTGGAATGCGAGATCAATTGACTGCATTGTACACAGAAAGTATTTTACCGACTTTCGAAGCGATCAAGCAAAAATTCGGCGAGCTTAGTGTTTCCATGAACACTATGGGTATCGATTGGCAGAGGGTTTGGGAGAGCATTACAGGATATTTTGTTTTTGGTTTTGTGAATATGCGCCATCAGTTGGGCATGGTTTTGGCGCTTATCCGCGGCGACTTTGACGCGTTCGGGATGCACTTGCGGGAGTGGTTGGTAAACATCGGAGAGAAAATCGTCTCCCCCCTTATCAAGTGGCTGACGGGGATAGAAATCGATGCTCGCAAAGCCATCACGGGTTTTGGGACTTATATTTGGATGGCGA